TATTTCAGACCACAGCGGAACACCCAGACGGCATTATTTGCGAGACAAGTTTCTTGCATGAGTCAGGCGAACGCTTGGATTGCGGCAAACTGTTTTTCCCTGCGCCCAAGCACGACCCGCAGGGCTTTATGTCTTGCCTGACCTATATCCGCAGGGCATCTTTAATGGCGGCCACAGGGCAAGCCCCAGAAGATGATGATGGAAATGCGGCCAGCAAAAAGCCTTTGGCAAAAGAAACCAAGGCTAACCACAATGCTATGCAAGACCACTTGACCGCTATACAAGACGCAAAGAATGTAGAAGAACTGCAAACAGCGTTTAAAGATGCATACAAAGCCGCAGGCGCAGACAAAGAATGGCTTGAGGCAGTCACAGCGGCAAAAGATTTAATGAAAAGGAGTTTAAAGTAATGGAACAACGCACAGAAGAATGGTTTGCCGCTAGGCTAGGCAAAGTCACCGCTAGTCGGGTTGCAGATGTAATTGCCAAAACCAAAAGCGGCTATTCGGCCAGCAGGGACAACTACATGGCGCAATTAATTTGCGAAAGGCTAACAAACCAGCAAGGCGAATCTTTTACAAATGCCGCCATGCAATGGGGAACAGAAACAGAGCCTTTGGCAAGAAGTGCGTATGAGGCTTTAAACGGCCTTTTGGTTGAAGAACTAGGGTTTGTAAAGCACCCCAAGATTGAGCAGGCTGGCGCAAGTCCTGACGGGCTTGTGGGGCTGTTTGGAATGTTGGAAATCAAATGCCCCAACACCGCAACCCACATTGACACGCTTTTAACCCAGGCTGTGCCAAGCAAATACATAACGCAAATGCAATGGCAAATGCGGTGCTGTGAACGGCAATGGTGCGACTTTGTATCTTTTGACCCGCGCTTGCCCCAAGAACTTCAGTTGTTTGTAAAGCGTGTCGAGTTTGATGCGGCTTATGTAGCAATGCTAGAAGAAGAAGTTATCCAGTTTTTAAAAGAACTAGACAACAAAGTAACTAAATTAACCAACTTGAAAGCAAAAAATGGCTAAAACACAATATGAAGTCTCTGTTATTACAGGCAAATACACAAACAAAGATGGCGCAGAAAAGAACCGCTACCAGCGCATTGGCTCTGTCATTGAAACTAAAAATGGTCCGATGCTAAAGTTTGACTGTATGCCTATTGTCGAGGGTGGCTGGTCTGGCTGGGCTTACATGAACGCGCCAAAGCCTAAAGACGATTTTGCGGATGTTGACTTTTAATAAGCAATATGTAGATGTTTTCTTAACTGCCTCTGAAATTATGGTTTGTAATTACATTGGCAAGTTAAGGAATCATGTCACCAGCAAACACGCCCAAGACCGCAAACAAGACAAAACCCAAGATGGAGTGCAAATGTCTGTAAATGGAGTGCTTACCGAATATGCAGTATCTAAATACCTTAAATTGCCGTTTGACCTTAATTGCGATTTTAGAAAATTTGGGGCTGACTTGGTTACGCGCAAAGGCAAGAAAATTGATGTTAAGTGCGCTAGCAAGATTGGCGGCAACCTTAACGCTGTGGTCTGGTCTGGGTCTAAGCCTGTTGATGTGTTTGTGCTAACTGAACTGCATACATCCTGTGTTCGCGTTATTGGCTGGATTTACCGCGATGATTTCTTGGTAGAAGAACACCTAATTGACGTGGGCAATGGCGCGTATTACTCTGTTAAACCTTCACAACTAACACCATTTAATGACTTATATAACTGACTTTGCTATTCTTATGGGGCAAATTGCCCTGGCGGTATTTATCTACTATTTTTGGAAGCACTATGCTTGAAGAAACACCAGAAGAACGGGAAGTCTTTAGCGCAATGGAACAAAGTTCAGTTAGAAAAGAAGGTATCCGACAAATGGATAAATACCAATCCATCATGGAAGAACTAGCCCTAGCCCGTATGTTGATACGCGAACTGGGTGATAGATTGGCTAAATTAGAAAGCAAAACATGAACGCATTTCACCCTGATTTTTTTAAGACCTATTACCCAAAGTTCTGGGATTTCTCAAAGAGCCAGCAGGCACTAACAGCAGAACGCGAAATGGCTAAACGCACAATAAAGCCTAAACAGTTTTATGTGTTTGCAATGGCTTCTAAACCATCTAAAAGAAACTACTCAAGACTATGACACAAAATAAAATCATTGAAATGGCTATACAAGCCAAAGCCATACCCATGCACAAAGACTTTAATCAGTTGGCTTTAATTGGAACTGAAAACATTGAAGCCTTTGCCAAACTAGTAGCAGAGAAAGAGCGTGAGGCGGTTCTTGATTTGGTTGATGATTATGCAAAAGACAACACAGACCTAGCAGACGCAATTAGAGCAAGGGGACAAGCATGATTTCAAGCATACTAACAATTATTGTCGTGCTACTTGTTGGCGCGTTTATTGGTGCTGGCATCCTAGTCGCTGTGCTGTGGATTAGCGTTGACAAAGATTAAGCGTAGGCTCTTGTGCCTTGCTTATCAATAATTAACGCTTGCCTGCGTGGTGCGCCAGCAGGGTCATTAGTCACAGAAATATGTGTCCAGCGGTCAAACTCCCGAATGATTTGGTCATAGCCAATACCAGACGCAATAATAGCCTTCACCACTTCGTCAGGAGTCATGCTAGGCACGCGAATATCTGCCGCGCACCCTACCCTATGCTGACTGCTATCTTTTGAGCCTACCGCGTCATTAACCGCTTTAGAGCGGAACGCGCTGTTAACCATAATTGGTTTGCCACCAAGTACGCTTTTGACTGTTTCAAGGAATTCAGCCAATCTTTTAAGGTTTGCAAGTTCATTTTCATTTGGTATGTTCTCCAGTTCCCGATGGTCGGTATGTGTTAATTCTTCTAAAGTAAAGTGTTCGCTTAGATTCATTTCTTTATCATGCCTTTCATATCTTCTGTTTTGTCTTTACTGCCTTGACTAGAACCAAAGTAAAACGATAACACTTGACCAGCCGCACTAGTAATAAACCCTAAAGCAAAAATAACTAATTGCTGTTGGTCATTGGGCGTGTCTACAAACATCAATACGCCTATCAAAGAAAACGCTAACCCAACAACACCTAAAGCAAGAATAGGTACAACCATTTTGTCCAACTTTGTAGCGTTTTCAGAAGTAGCAATAGTTGCATACGCTTTGCGGGCAGAATCCCTATCTTGCGCGTTTAACTTTGCATACTCTAATTCCATGTCTGCAAGTTTTTGAGCCGCTTGTGGGTCACCAGCAATAGCCTTTGCTACCGCTTCAACAGAATCAGTAACACCCAGCCGACCAGCAATAGCACTAACAGCGGCACCACCCAAAGGACCAGCAACGGCAGTGGCCAAAGTAGGCGCAATGCCTTTGAGCAAGTTAAATAAATCATTCATTTTGATTCCTTAATTTCTCGTTTAAGTTTACGCAGTTCTTTTATTTCTTGTTTAAGTTGCGCTTTCATGTACAGCGTTTCTATGTAGGCAATGCTTGTCGTGGCAACAACTAAACAAAGTGCTACCGCAATTAAAATCCACCCGATAAGACGCGCAGTTGCCACATTAGCCACCCAAATAGTAAAGATATGAATACCACAGCAACCACTCCAGTTGTTACTTCAATAAACCAAATTTCTTCTTGCTCTTGCTTCCAACGCTGTTGACGCAACTTTCTAACTTCTTCACTTCTAGCCCATTCTTGCTCTTGCTGAATTCTGGCATACATCTTTAAAAATCTTGTATATATTGCCTTTAGTTCTGCTGGCGCATAAACAGTCATTTGCTCACGAATTTGGGCATCAAGGTTTTCCATTTGCAACTCGACTAATGCCCTTTCAATCGCTTTTTTAGAAGTGTTTTGGGTTGGGTCGTAGCGTTCCTTTGATTCTGCTTCTAGCGATGCGTAATAATTTTTTAACTGTGCTTGTATTTCAAAGAAATTGCCAAGTTGGATACCAACATCGTGAATGACTTGCAATTCCATCGTTTCATAGGACTGGTCTTTTTTGGGCTTTGCGGCTTTCGTTTTCTCCAAAGGCTTGGTTTCGGCAGGCTTGCTAAACAAACCAATGAGCCAATCCCACAGCCCTTTAATTGCCTTAATATCTGCTTGTACGCCTTGAATGGTGGATTTTGCACCCTCCAGTTGCATACGACCTTCGTGCAACATAGCGCAACCCTGTTTAATTGCACTATAAGCAGATTGCGCCATAAGTAACAAAGAAAAA